CCAACTCAATCAAATCCAAATCCAACAACACCTGTTACATATACAACAGTGTGTACATGTTCTCCTTTATTGGGAAGTGGATGTCAAGAGTGGTCTGTTTCTGGGAGTATGACTATCTTTAATGATCTAACTCGTACAGCACAAAATGTTTCTGAAGCTGCAGCAGCATATGGAAATCCGTTTTAAATAATCACTATGGCGTTTGTATTAGCATCAGGTGGCATGGGAGCCGCATTGTACATGGGTAATTGTACAGGGCATGGTACAGGTGTTGGAGGGTCATTCCAACCTGGACATGGTGGGGGGATGGTTCCTGGTTGTCCTCACAGTCCATTAGATCCTCGTATTAATGTTCGACCTGTAGCGACAAATTCAGCAACAGCAATCTGGCCACCAACTCCACAACTCCCTCTAGGGGTTGCAGGTGCCGTTGCAGCAAGGGTTGTTATCAATAAGTTAGTTCCTATCGTAGACCAAGATATATTGATTCCACACCCCACTCCAACGATATACACAACGTCTTCTGTTGGTGATAAGTGTGCCATTACCTTGCCAACTCCTGCATATTGGTGTACAATAGGTCCAGTCGGAGGCAGAGAAGCTCCAATAGGACACCCAAGAAAACTGATGGCTACGTCCCTAACAGTTTTTGTTGGTAAACGAAGGCTTGGTCGTTTTGCTGATCCTCTTGGTGATGGCACACCAGCATTTCCCTGCCTATCTCTTGTCTCTGGTTCAAGTCCAAATGTTTTTGTAGGAATCTAATTATGGCAATCAGATCAGCGTCACTTAGTGGAAATTCGCATATCGAATCGAAACCCAAGAGAACTCGTCAAGGAAGGGGTAAGAACACAAAGTATGCCTCAACATCTAGAAATGATGCAAAGAAACGTTATCGTGGTCAAGGACGATAAATAATAACAGGGATAGCAACCCTTTTAAAAAAATGCTGGTTTACCCAAATACAATGATAATGGCAAACAATCCCATTCCTGATAATGTTCCTGACCTGATGGAAAGTGATTTTGGTACAATTGTACTAATCACAGATCCTCGTTCTGATGTATATTTAAATCAGTATAGAAAACTAATCTGTCCACCGTCAGAAACACCAAATAGTGAGACGGTAAAAGAGATTTGACGATTACCTAGGAAGATGGCATTAAAACAAATAACAGGGAAGCAATTCAAAAAGTCTAGATCATTTCTAGACTTAAATATTGCTTTGTCTAGAAATCCCTTTACCGATGATATATCTACGGTAAAAAATGATAATGCAATCAAACAATCGGTTAAAAATTTAGTTTTGACTACACCTGGCGAAAAACCATTTCAACCTCTTATTGGATCTAAGATAAATGATTTACTTTTTGAACCACTAGATGCCTTTACTTCAGATGCAATCCGAGATGAAATCATAAATACCATTAATCAGTATGAACCAAGGGTAGACTTAACTGAAGTTTCTGTTGAACCAATATACGAGGGCAACAAATTTTCTATTGAAGTAGAATACAGAATCGTCGGATTACCTGTTGTTGAAACGATTACCTTTGTTTTACAGAGACCCGAATAATGCAACCTAATAACCTAACAGCATTAGATTTTGAGGACATCAAATCTTCTATTAAATCTTATTTGAGAACTCGTACAGAATTTTCAGATTATGATTTTGACGGGTCTGCGCTGTCATATCTTGTTGATATGTTGGCATATAACACATACTATACTTCCTTTAATGCCAACATGGCGTTGAATGAAGCATTTTTACCATCATCTACAATAAGAGATAATGTCGTAAATATTGCAAAACTTTTAAATTACGTACCTCGTTCAGTTAATTCTGCTAAGGCTTGTATTAAAGTAACTGTTCAAACTACTCTGTTAAACGGAGCATATCCATCTACTATTACCCTAAAGAAAGGACCTGTTGCTACAGGCGGTAATTTTATTTGGAATATCTTGCAAGATAGAACTACCACGGTGAATCCTACTACAGGAGAAGGTATTTTTGACAATATGTTAATATATGAAGGTTCAGTCATAAACTATTCATATATTGTAAATACGTTTGCTAGACAAACTTATATTATTCCTTCGGAAGATGCTGACATTTCTACACTAAGAGTTAGTGTAAAAGCCAACGAATCTTCTACGACTTCTGACTCTTATAGTATTGCAGAAACTGTAACTGGACTATCTGCCACTTCAAGAGCATTTTTCCTTTCTGAAGGTGAGGATATGCGTTATGAAGTTAAGTTTGGCGATGATAGTGTTGGAAGAGCATTAAAAGATGGAGAAGTTGTTAACTTTGAATATCTTGTAACTAGTGGTGAAACTGCTAATAATGTACAAGCATTCTCATTTAGTGGTAGATTAGTAGATAATAATGGTACATCATATTCTTTAAGTGCGGGTGCCTTAGCAACAAAGGAAAAGTCACAATTAGGTGCTAGTGCAGAAACAGTTGAGTCTATTAAGTATAATGCTCCAAGATATTATGCTGCTCAATATAGAGCAGTAACAGCACAAGATTATGCAGTTATTACTAAAAATATCTACGACAATACAGATTCTGTTGTTGCCTATGGTGGTGATATTTTAAATCCTCCTGTCTATGGAAAAGTTTATATTGCTATTAAGACAAAGACTGGTTCATTGTTGAATGATGCCACTAAAAAAGATATCTCGAATAATCTTAGAAAATATGCAATGGCGTCTATTGACCCCATAATTGTTGATCCAGACAATATTTACGTCTATTCAAAGATATTTGCTTTGTATGACACTGGATGCGGTTCAAATACAACTGAAATTTCTTCCGATATTCAGGTAAGTGTTGGACAATGGGCATCTCAAACACAAATTAATAATTTCAATTCAACTTTTAAATCGCAGGAGTTAGAAAAGGCAATTTTGTTATCTAACAATTGTATTTCTGATGTATCTCTTCAGACTGTCATTTTAAAGTATATTAACCCAACCCCAGGACAAACAAACACATATTGTGTTTCTACTGGTTCTAATTTATACGATAGTGCTCCTGGTTCTGATGGTGCCGATGGATGTAAAAAAGAACCTGTTATCTTATCGGGTACTTTTAGAACTGCCGACAGACCAGGTATTGATCAGCAATTTGAAGATGATGGATATGGAAATCTTAGAACTTTTTACAATACTGGTACAAAGAAAGTTTATACAAACAATGCTGCTGGAACTGTAAACTATGAAACTGGTGAAATTTGTTTTGGACCAGTCAACCTCATTGGCGCTGGAGTTAACATAATTGGTGATATAAATCTTACTATCACCGATACTGTTTCTGGGATAGGAAGTGTTGTTGATGGTACTGCCCTTCCGACTGATATTGCTATTCCTATCTTGTTTATTCCTGCTAATAATACAACCATTCCAGCAACTACTCCTGGAACTATTATTAACGTTGTAACTCCAGAGATTACAGTCAGTCCAATCGGTACAACACCACCTCCCACAATCCCTCTAAATAGTTTGACACCAAGCGTTTTCAACCAGACCCCAACGTTGGTTGAAATTACCCCAATCACTAATGGTGGTTCACTTAACACTTCTAGTTGTTTCTAAATTAGATGAACATAAATAAAGTCTCTCAATCGGTCAGGGCAAATACTCCCGATTTCTTCGGAAGCGAATACCCTCTCTTCAATAAATTTATTGAGTACTATTACAGGTCTCAAGAAAAGACTGGATTAGGTCAAAATATTGTCAATAATTTCCTTCAATATTTGGATATTGACAAACTTGATATTGGAATTCTTGATGGTGCAACTAAAGTTGTAGAAAGTGTAACTCCAACTGATAATGTAATTGTTGTAGAAAGTGTTGACCAATTTCTAGAAGAAAATGGCAGCGTTTTAATTGGCGACGAAGTAATCTACTATGAAAGTGTTACTTCAGCACCAAACATTGCTTTAAGTCCTGGCATTTCTTATGAGCAGGTAAGAGTAAAGTGGAGAACTTTATCAAATCTTATTGATAGTTATGATGGGACATCTAATACGTTCCCACTTGTTTCTCAAGATATACCTATTTCTGTTCCATCACCACAACACTTGGTTGTTCAGAATTATGGTCAAGTTTTAATCCCTAATGTTGATTATGTCATCAACGGGACAAATATTCAATTCACCACTCCTCCAAGACAGAGGATTCCTGCTGATGATAATTCAGCAACATATATTTACTATTTGAGCGGATTTATTGAAAATCCAATTATTACTTTGGATAATATATCCAACTCTTTTGGTAATGATGTTAAATCATTTAAGATGACCCTTAATGGTCAAAAATATGAACCAATTGTTGATGAATATGTAGTCGCTATCTATGATAATAGGTTGTTAACCCCTAAGGTTGACTTTTTCATCGATAATGATACATTCATCTTTAAAACAGCACCTTTGAATGGTCGAATTCTTTCGATGCATTCTATTGAAGCACCGATCCCATCTTTTGGTTCTGGTGCCAAAGGATTTTCTCGTGTAAATGCATCTGGAGAAATCACTGACGTACTTATTAATGACACTGGTAGCGGTTATAGATTCGATTATCCTCCAAAGGTTACCATCAGTTCAGAGACTGGAAAGAATGCTTCGGTTTCATCTCTCGTTGATGGCGTAAAAACTGTACAGTTATTGACTGGAGGTAAAGGATACAGTTCCACAAACCCACCAATTGCACAAATTGAACAACCAACTAAACTTGGTTCTAAGATTGCGATTTTAAAGACTACAGTTACTGACGGTGCTGTAGATACGCTTACAATCGAAAATTCTGGTAGTGGGTATACATTCACACCTAGAGTTACTTTTAGGCAACCTGGAGGCGCAAAACTTGCAGCACCAACAGTTACTAATGGGCAAATAACAGGCACTATTGAAATCACCGACTCGGGATTCGGTTATAGTACAACTCCTTTGGTTTATATTGATGAACCAACGGGATTGAATGGTATTAAAGCTGCATTTAGCACCACAATCTCTGCAGATGGCGAATTAACCTCTGTTAATATTCTTAATGCTGGTCAAGGATATGAGAGTGTACCTAAATTAAAAATTATTGATCCTGTAGGTGCTCAAATTCTAGATGTCCGAGTAGATGGTGATGGAAGAGTCATTGGGATTGATTTGCTTGCTGGTGGTAGCGGGTATGAAGATATTCCATCCATTTACATTGTAGACGATAGAGTTGATACTCGTGGTGTTTATATTGGTGGTTCTGGTGCTACTGCAGTAGCATCTATCTTTAATGGTAGAATTACTGATATCAATATTGATAAATTTGGTACTGGTTATAGTGCAGATAATCCTCCAACTGTTATTATTCAAAATCCTCCTTCTGCTAAAGCATCAGTAGAAATTGGTTTGAATGAAATTACTGGATTTGATGTCAACCAGTCTGGTAGC